CACAAGAACTGAAAAGGTTGGAGACGATGGAGTTATTCATGGTTTTTATTACTCTTCAGATTGGACAAACAAAAGAATTCAACCAACAAGAATTCCTGCATTTGGAGAAGACGAGTGGGAAAACGATACTCAAATCATCTACTTTAAGAAGTATTCTCCAGGTAAATTCTATTATGGTATTCCTGACTACTATAGCTCAATTCAATACTGTGCTGTAGAAGAGGAAGTAGCAAACTTACACATAAACAATATCTTGAACAACTTCATGCCAAGTACAATCATCAACTTTAACGGTGGTTTACCTGCATCAGAAGAACAATATTTGTTAGAGACAACTATAGCATCTAAATTTGCTGGCACTTCAAACGCTGGTAAATTCATTTTAAGTTTTAACGAGAATGCAGAGCAAAAGACTACTGTTGAAATGTTAAGACCAGAGAATCTACACCAACAATACGATTTCATTGCAGAAGAGTCTTCAAGAAAAATCATGTTGGCACACAGAGTTACTTCACAAATGTTATTTGGTATCAAGACTGCATCAGGTTTTTCATCTAACGCAGACGAGCTCAAGAACGCATACGAAATCTTTTTGGCTATGGTAATCAACCCAATGCAAGAAGAGCTGATTAAACAGATCCAAGGTATCATAGAATACAACGGGTATCAAGCTAGTGAATTATACTTTGCTCCATTGATTCCTTTTGGTTTCTTGGCTGAATTACAAGGTGAAGCTGGAGATCAAAATGCACAAGAGATTATAGAAAATCCTAACGATGTGCCTGATTTGGAAGGAGTGGAACCAGATCCTAACGAAGGAGATGTAGATACCGACAATCCAAACGAAACTATTGGTTACGTAAATCCAGGACCTCAAGGATTCTCTAAACAAGATTGGAATAGTTGGCAATTAGATCACAATTACGAAATAAGCAAATAAGATGAGTAGAAACGTCCTCTTTATATCAAGAAATGACATCATCAAACGTTCTTACGTTGGTGGTAACATAGATCCTGAAAAGATCATACCATTTGTAAAGACAGCACAAGATAAAAATATATTAACTGCTTTAGGCACTGTATTGTATAAAAAATTACAAGACGATATCGAAGCAAACGTTCTCGCTGGAGACTATAAAATTCTTGTTGATCTTTACATAGTAGATACTTTGGTACACTACTCAGTTTGTGAAGCTCTACCTTATTTGGCTTATACTATTGCAAACGGTAGTATATTCAAGAATGTTTCTGAGCAGGCAACTAATCCTACTAAGAACGATATTGACTTCTTATTGCAAAAAGAGTTACAAACTGCTCAATTCTACATGGAAAGATTGGTGACTTACTTGATTGCAAATAACCAATTGTATCCAGAGTACAATCAGTCTAATGGTAAATTGGATAACGTTTATCCAGACAAAGGTCAAGCTTATACAAACGGTTGGGTACTTTAATTATGAGTGAAAAAAAGATATACTTAGGATACTCTCCTAAGGCAAAGAACATAGAAAAACTTGCTAAATACGTAGAAAAGAAAAAATCTAACGTAACAGTTTTTAATGTGAAGACTCAAAATCCAGTTTTAAAAAATAAAAGATTCTAAAAATGCAGACATATTATAGCTTCGTACAATTTTTTAATAGTGTTTGCTTAGCGCATCCTAATATTACTACGTTTACCACTGGAGACATAGACGACATAGATACAGCAAAACAATCCTTATATCCAATTGCTCACTTAATAGTAGAGAATACTACTATGGCACAATTTTCTGCTATGACTTACAACGTAAACTTGTTGGTTATGGACAGAATTGCAAACATTACACAGGATTCAAGCGGTAGATTTAACTCCATATTGAAAAACTACAAAGGAGTTACCAATATCTTAGACGTTTGGAATACAAGCCAAGCAACTTTAGGAGACATTGTAATTTACATAATGAACAATGCTCAATCTTACCAATACACAATCGATACAGACGTAGTGATGACTCCATTCCAACAAAGATTCGATAACGCTTTGGCTGGATTCGCTGCAACTATGAATATTACAGTACCTTACAATCCAAGCAACTGTTTAATTCAGATCTCTGACGTACAAGCTGCTGGAGGTATAAATGCTTGTAATTAATGAAAACAGAAAAGACTAGAGCTGCTTTAAATAAGTGGGCACTACAAGTGGTTACCTTAGCAAAAGCAAATCTGTTGAAAAGAAATAAGATAGCCACTGGAGAATTATACGATAGTGTAAGCTACGAACTGACTCCAGAAGGAGATGTGTTATTCTTTTACGACGATGCTGGTACTTTTGTGGAATCTGGTAGAAAGCCTAACAGTAAGTTTCCACCACCACAGGTAATAAAGAAATGGATACAAATAAAAGGAATTGGTCAATGGACAAACAAAAAAGGTCTACCAATATCTTTAAACAGTCAAACTTTTTTAATATCAAGAGCTATAGCAGAAAATGGAATTAAACCATTTCCATTCTTTCAAGACGCTTTTGAAGAGGCAATAAACACTTATCAAGCCATAATGGAAGAGGCTTTAGTGTTGGACATAGAAGCAGACATAGAAAAACTAAACAATATATAGCCAGGATCACACAGGGTGCTAATGGCCATACTTTCTCATAACGGTTGATTAAACATCTACGTTCAAATTAGGAGTTCTAAAAGAGCTCCTTTTTTGTTTTGGTACGATATCTCATTTTGTTGTTATAATACTATATAATTCGAAATAAATGGCAATTACCATAAATCAAACACCACCAGCTACTAATTTGGCTCAAAGCCCAATAGCATTTTCTGTTATTGATGGTGCTTACGCTAGCTCTAGCTTTTATTACACTTGTACTTTACAGATTTGGACTGGAAGTTTATCAGCAAGCGGATCTGGAACTCAATACGCTTTAAGAAAGTTTCCAAATGCTACAGGCTATGGCATATTCGACGTTTCTAGATTTGTCAACAGTTCATTGACTAATTTGGCATATCAAGCTACAAGCTCTGCAGTATTTTTTAAACCTACTTTCAATTACAACTACAATAATGGAACTACTGGTTCTAATGTGGTTGGACCAGTTAGCATAGGTTTGGATGGTTACTCAGTGTTTCCAGAAGCAATCAATACAAATCCTACAGCATCAGCACTTTGGCCTTTGATGACAGACGGACCAGTTAGTCAGTCAATTTTAATTGGTGATAAGGGATTTTTTGGATTATCTACTTCAGGATCTAGTAATACACAAATAACTTATGTTGGTACTTATGCAAATGGAAATAAGATAACATTCGATAACGCACTACCAGAAGGCACTAGCACAACCAATATAATTACTTGGGCTCCATTTGGTCCTACTCAACAAGGATTTACTTCAAGATTACCTTTAACCAGTGGATCAAGTGATTTAGTTTCTTATAGAATACAAGATACATTTGCACCAGCAAAAGGAATTGACTTTACAGTTGTATGTCCTCAATACTATAATCCAGTTAGAATATTTTGGAAGAATAGATACGGTCAATTTGATTGGTTAAACTTCTATTTAAGAAGCACTGAAACTTTTGATACTGAACAAAGAGTATATCAACCACAATTGGGTAGTTGGAATAGTTCTACTTTAAACTACAATGCTTATCAAACTGCAACACAAAGATATATTGTAGATGCTACTCAAACTATAACAGTTAATACAAACTATTTACAAGAAGCTTATAATGAAATAATGAAGCAATTGCTTGTAACAGATGAGGTATACTGGATGTACGATCAAACAAATAGTTTAGTTAAACCACTTACTATCAGAACAAGCAATTTAGTATTTAAGACACACGTTAACGACAAGTTAATTCAATATACAATAACATTCGATATCGGTCAACCATTCAAATTGATCATCTAATATGAGTTTATTTACTACACAAGGATATAGATACCAATTAGTTGCTGGAAACAATGTTATATTAGACACTTTCCAAGACGAATCAATTAAAGTAAGTAACAACATTACTGAACTATTTGATATTGGTGCAGTTCCAGGTACTTTTACTAGAACTATCACGTTACCAGGTACAAAGAAGAATAATGCTTTCTTCGAAGAGTACTACGATATTTCTGTTTACGATCCAGATACATTTAATGCTAACCAAAAAGTTGCAGCTTATTTGGATTTTGGAGCTGTTTATTTAGTGAATGGCTATTTACAACTTACAAAAGTAAACGTATACGAAAATAAATTTGTAGACAGTTACGAAGTAAACATATTTGGTGCAATTAGTAACTTCTCTATAGAAGCAAATAGACTTTATTTAGACGAGTTAGACAATTTATCTGTTTATAATCACACTAGTTCTTACGAAGCTATTACTGGTAGTTGGGATGGTCAATTATTTAACGGAGATATTGTTTACCCTATGGCTGATTATGGTAAACGTTTACAATTTTCTACTCAAGAGTTTATTGGTATAGACGATAACGAAGACGCTTTAACAGTAGCTGACTACAAACCAGCTTTAAGATTAAAAGCTATATGGGATGGTATATTCGAAAAAGTTGGATTCTCTTACACTGGTAGTTTCTTTAATCAGTCTTGGTTAGATGACACTTATGTAATATTAAATAGAAAAGGCAGATATCCAATTTACAATTATGCTAATATAGAAACTTTAGGTACAGGAAAAGTAGCCGCTATTACTGGATCTGCTGACAACTACGCTCTAAGTAATAATACTATTACTAATTTTCCTCTAAACTCTATTGTATACGATAGTAATAACTCTTTTACTGTAGGAAATCCAATTAGATATACTACACCAATTAGTTCTAGTAGATATTCAGCAAATATACAATTATCGTATAGAGTTACCAATAATGGAGCAAACACTCAATCTCAATATCCAGTTTGGTATTTGTATTATTATGACGATAATGGAAATCAAATAAATGCTCAGACTCTTGCAACTATAAATGATTATACTGAAAGAGTAGCTTTAGGTAGAACTACTACAGTAACAGAAAACTTTACAGTTAACCAATTTGTTAATATTCCTCAAATAAATTCAGGCTCTGTTAATTTTAAAGTACTTTATCAAGCTTATACTCTTGCTGGAGGTGGAGGTATTGCTGCTACTCCTAATTTTAGTGTGGTTTTAAATCCAACAAGTGGAAAAGACTATTGTAGTTTAGAAATTACACAAGCAAGACAAGCTGCAGACTATAGAGTTTTAGATATTCCTTCTAATATGCCTTTTGGTATAAATGGTATTAAGTTAGTAGAGTTTATTAGAGCAGTACAAAAGAAATTTAATCTTGTAATATACGAAGATAGAACTACACCTAATCAAATGGTTGTAGAGAGTTTTAACGAGTGGTATAAAAAAGGTCAAGTACAAGACTTTAATCAATACATAAATCTTAACGAAAAAATAGAATTTATTCCAGCAAATAGTTTAGCAGTAAACAAAGTAAACTTTACTGATAAATTAGATGCAGACTACGTATCAAAAGTTTTCCAACAAACAAATAACAGAACTTACGGTCAAGCATTCTTCTTGGATACTGGATCTTATTTTTCTCAAGGAGAATTTAAAGTAGAGACTTCATTTGGGTCGGGACCCATCTTCCAGTTACCATTAACAGTAGCAAGTGGATCAGCAGTTACTAGTACTACGTGTACAACATATTATATTACAAATAACGATCCAGGTTCAAGAACAGTAGAATATCTTGATTGTGCTACAAACTCTATATTAATAATAGGTCTTCCAGGAGGATCAACAACAACTGTGTGTAGTCAAAATGTACCAGTTGCAGAAGATTTTGCAGATGTGACAATAATATCAGGAGGAGATTGTAGTCCAGCTCCACCAACAGGAAGTCTATCTTCTAGTTTTTTACCAGTAGCAATTCCATTATACATAGGAGATCAAAACTATGCACCAACTCAAGTATTTCCTAGAATGATGTTCTTTAATGGTATGATTAGTTCTAGTTTGTATTGGATTGAAGGTCAATTTAATAATGCTAATAAAACAGTAGTAGCAAATTCAGAAACTGTATATCCTTATTTTGACAATTACAATGTAGTTTCAGGCATTTATCCAAGTACTGGATCTAGAAGTTTATTATTCAATAACGAAACAGCAACTTTAGGATCTATTCCAGAAGAGAGTTTAATTAGTGAATACTGGCAAACTTATTTAAGTTTATTGTATAGTCCAAGAACTAGATTGGTAAACGCTACAGCAGTAATTCCTTTGGCTAAGTACTTTGATATGGAATTAAACGATGTGGTACAATTTAGAGGAAACTACTATCACTTAAGAGCAATTAACGATTACGATCTAACTACTGGAGAATGTTTAGTACAATTACTAGGCCCAGTTATTCCAGATGCTGTATCTGCTCAATTATTTGGAACTAGTGGATCAATTTAGTTATAATATAAAATAGAATATGACGCACAACAATATCGATATAGAAAACACAATAATTTTATTGAAGGCATTACCAAAACAAAAAAAATATGAAACTAATCATATAGCTTTTGCA